TGAGGCGTGGCATCGCTTGTTTGGGGTGGCATACAACCGAGACGAGCTTAAGCTTATAATGTTGATAGACCGTTTAATGATGACGCAGGAGGCTTCACAACATGATGATGGCGGACAATCCTAAAGTCACCGTTGAGGTTGAAGCCAAGGGGACACAACAGGCAAAAGCCCAAACAAACGACTTTAAAAAAGCCCTTGATGCGTTGGTGGCAAGTGGCAATCAAACAAACTTACGCTTGCAACAGATCGCCGAGCAAACCAAGAAGGTTGAAGATACCACAAGAAGAGCGAAAAAAGAAACATCCATGCTTTCAGGTGCAATGGATAATCTAAAAAAAGCAGTTGTCGCCTATGTTTCTATCAATACAGTAAAATACATAGCCGATACAGCCGACAAGATGCGTCTATTAGAAGCACGCACGATCAACGCAAGCAAGGGTATTGCACTAGGCACGCAAAACTTTGAAGCCTTAAAGAAAGTCGCCATTAGCACAGGTACAAGCCTTGAAGGCATCGTAACCGTCTTTCAGAGAATATCTAACACAAAAAATAGCATCGGTGCGACGAACGCCGAAATGTTGGTGTTGACGGATACCGTCTCAAAGCTTGGCGTATTGAGTGGAGCCAGTGGTGAAGCCATTAAAAACAGCTTAGTGCAGTTCTCGCAGGCTATGGCTGGCGGTATTGTGCGAGCCGAAGAGTTTAACTCCATTGTGGAAAACACGCCCGAAATTGCTCTTAAAATTGCTGAAGGCTTAGGTATTTCAATAGGCAAGTTAAGGCTTATGGTTATTGAAGGCAAGCTCCTTTCAAAGGACGTGTTCGACGTACTCATCAAGCAGGCGGATGATGTCAACAAAGAGTTCGACAAAATGCCTATGACGTTTGGGCGGTTGAAGTCGCAGGCGGATATTACCTTTGCATCATTGGTGGCGGACATTGATAAATCAACGGATGCTAGCGGTTCACTATTGCGGTCGCTTGGTTCTATTTTAAAGAGCTTAGAAGATAATAGACAGGGGTGGGTCGCATTGGGTAGCGGTTTGGTTGTGTTCTTTAGATCCACCGTAAACGTTGTACAAGCATTGGTTCGTAGCATCTTGGGGGCTATCTCTTTTGTTGTTGAGGCAACGCTAGATTCTATTGTGCGTGTTGCCAACAAGGGGAATCAGATATTAAAAGCGTTGTCATTTGGCAAGCTTGCAGTCCCCACAGGTGGCTTAGAGTTTGCTTTAGATGTTGCCAAGAATACAAGAAAAGGCTTTTTTAAAGACGCAGGCACGGACTTTCAGCAAATCGGAAATGAGTTTAAAGCCCCTAAAGTGCAAAGATCGATGCCTATTCCTAGGGATATTCGAGGCACAGTTGAAACCCCTTTAAGTAAAACAGGCAAGGGGAAGAAAGCAAAAGAGGGTGAATCTGAAGCCCAAAAAGAAGCCGAGCGTTACGCCGATGCACTCAAGGGTTTAAAAGAAAAAGCTAGGGATGCCATGCTTGAAGTGCAAGGCATGGATAAAGCCATTCAAGCCTTGTCTAGTGGTGGTATCAAAGCCTACGAGGCACAGCTTAAGCAAAACGAGGGCTTAGGGCGTTACAACGAGCTTATGGGCGATTACTTAGGCAAGGGTAAACGTGAGCTTGAACTGCTGGCTCAAGGCATTGTCAAGCGTGAGCAGGACACCGAAGCCAAAAAGAAACAGCTTGAATTGAGTGTAAGCTTAAAGCAGGCTATGGAAGAAGCAAACATTGAAGAGGCGAAACAGAAAGCCTTGCGTGATGCGTTCCTTGCAGGTGGTGAAAAAGCCCTTGAACTCAAACAGCGTGAACTAGATATTGAACAGCGTAAACGTGACTTGCTTAAAGGTTCCAACGCCACGGATGAGCAGAAGAAGCAAGCGGAAGAGCAAGCAAAACGTGAGCAAGGCTTAAAGGATTATCAAAGCACAACGGATCAAATGGTAGAAAGTGCCAAGCAGGCAGGGGAGGGGATCCGCAATGCCTTACGTTCTGCGTTTGATAATACAATTGAACACATGGTTAATGGTACAGCTTCCTTCAAGGACATTATGGTGGGGCTATTGCGTCAAGTGGCGGTGCAGTTAATTAAAGTTTATACGTTACAGCTTTTAATGGGTATTGTAGGCGGTGGTCAAACAGGCGGAGCTAATTCAGGAGCCTTTGGCGGTAAATTGACAGGGGTTTTTGACAAAATAGGTAAAGTTTTTGAAGTGCCAGTAATACCAAAAAATGCTCCTCAATTAAGTGGTGGTTTTGGTGCTCGTGCAGGCGGTGGAGCGGTATCCGCAAACAAGCCTTACATGGTGGGTGAGGCAGGGCGTGAAATGTTTGTGCCACGATCCGCAGGGAACATCATCCCTAACCACGCTATGCCTAGCGGTGGTGGCGGTGGTGGTATTACAGTCATTAACAACGTGACGGTTAACACGCAAGGCGGAGGCAAGGGCGATAATCAAGGCTTAGCAGAAGCAGGGAAGGCAATTAGTGAAATGATTGAAATGAAGGTTAGACAAGTCCTTAAGACGGAAAGCCGTCAAGGCGGAATGTTACAAAGGGGATTCGCATAATGAAAAAGAGAATGAACATCGAAAATCCAGCACAATTAAGGTTTAAAAAATACATTCTTTCAGAAGTAGATTTTAGTTTGCAAGGAAGGTCTTTTGACGTATGGGTAAAATATGATGATATTTATACCTCAATTACAGCACAGGCGTTTGAATCACATGAAAAAGCGGTAGAGTTTTTTCAAACTGAATTAACCACAGACAGATACACAGAGGTTGCCTTTAATCCTCCGTATCATCCTATCAGGGATGTTGTTGAGCTTGCACATATCACAAGCTTTGAAGGTGAAGACACTCCATTGGATTATTTGAAAATATCATTGCTACTTTTGGAGCGTGAATAATGCCTTCAACCCTCACCTTACCAGTAACCCCTAGCCAAAGTGGCTACACCGAAGAAACAGCGTACCGTGTGCAAACCGCCAAGTTTGGCGACGGCTACGAGCAAAGGGTAGCGGACGGTATCAACTTTAAGATTCTAAACGTGACGTTGACGTGTGCCGTATTGACTGCCACGGAAAAGAACGATCTTGTTGACGACTTAAACGGATACGGTGGGGTTGAATCTTTTTATTACACACTTCCTAGTGAAGCATCCGCTAGATTGTGGGTGTGTCAAGATCCGATACAGGTTACAGGCATGGATGCAAACTTGTGGAATGTCACCTTTAAGCTTAGGGAGGTGTTTGACCTTGCTTGATGCTCAACTCCCTAGCTTTGGCTCTGTTGTCACCCTGTACCAAATCGACACGGCTATTTATGGCGGTGGGATTATTTACCTAAGCCCTTCATGCCACGAAAACCGTACAAACATTGTGTTTAACGGCAACACTTACACGGCGTTTCCTATTGATGCTCAAGGCTTCGAGATTGAAAGCGGAAAAGCCCCACGTCCGACGTTTGTAGTGTCGAACTTGCAAGCGTTGCTTATTGGTGGCATCAACGAATACAGGGGCTTGCAGAACTGTAAGTTTACAAGGATTCGTGTAAGACGAAATGAGTTAGACGACATCACCCCTACAATTACGGATGAGTTCGTGAACTATGACACGTTTTATATTAACCAAATTACAAGCCAAACAAGCGTCGCTATTGAGTTCGAGCTAATAACGGCAATGGAGCTAGCAAACCGTCAGCAGTTCCCTAAAAACCAAATGGTGAACTATTGCAATCACATCTATCGCCGTTGGAATGCGGATACGTCCAGCTTTGTCATCGCCGATGTCAACCCTTGCCCTTACGCAGGGACGCAATACTTCGACGAGTTTAACGAAGTCACGACGCAAGCCCTAGATCGCTGTAGTAAGACGGTAGGCGGTTGTGAGGCACGTTTTGAAACGGCGGTTCCCTTTAATGGGTTCCCTAATTTTAGTGAGGCGTAACCATGTTTAACGATGCAGACCGTCAACACGTCACCATGCAACTTATGGCACGATCCGCCGATGATTTAAAGAACGAGCATTTATTCGCCAAAATCGGCGACGTGTGGCATTTGGTAAAAGTAGGTAATGAGGAGTTTGTAGACGGCTCTATGATTGAAGGGGCAGAGGCTTACTTGCACACGCACCCCATACCGTCGCATCAGCCTTTAGTGCCGTCCATGCTTGATATGCAGATGTTTGCTTCTAGTGATAAGCCACAGGGGATAATGAACTATTGCAGTCATAGCGACGTGGTGAATCCTGTATTTTGGCATTCGTCGATTCAGGCGACAGAGGAAAGCTTACTAGGGCGTTCGTATCGCTGGGGTGATTATGGAAGCGACGGAAAGGGCGATTGCTTTGCGATTATCGCCGACTGGTATAGACTCAATAAGGGTTATGAGTTCCCTATTATTCCTAGAGATTTTTACGACAAAAATGGTTACTATTATACACTTAATCATCAAGGGCTTTGCGAGATTAAAGCACTGGACAGCCCTTTAGAAAATGGCGACTTGATTGTGATTCGTGTAGGGCGTCAAGGTGAACACGCAGGCGTTTATGTGGGCGACGGTTTAATGCTTCATCATCCTATGAACGGAGTAAGTCGATTAACGCCAGTCCACGCTAGCATGGAACGCTTGCACATGCTTTTAAAGGTTACAATGTAAGGGGAGGGCGTCAAATGCTTGTATCGGTTGTGCTTCACGGAAAATTAAAGACCCTTTCCCCTAATCCCCTGCGGATAAATGCGGAAACCGCTCAACAAGTGGTTTCCTTTCTTTTACGCACCTTTAAAGGGATGCGTCAAATGCTAAAACGTGGTTGGTATCGGTTCAGCCTAACGAGTGACGGTAGAAGCCGTTTGCTTTCAGAAGATTCACGTTTTGATGTAAGTTTGCCCGATGGCGTCGATACGATTCACCTTGTGCCAGTGGAGGGCGTTTATGGAAAGAAGTTTATCGGCATTATTGCAGGTGTGCTACTAATTGGGGCAGGGATTGCTCTCACGTTTATGACTGGAGGCTTAGGAACCTTGTCAGGTACTCAATTGGCAAGTATCGGCGTTGGTTTAATTGTGGGGGGTGCTACGTCCGTTCTAGGGGGTATTGTGACGCTATTCACACCCACGCCCAAAGTAGGCGACTTGCAACAAGGGGACAATCCAGCAGATCGCCAAAGTACCCTTTTTACTGGTGCAACGAATCGGCTAGGTAAAGGCGTGGGTGTGCCTGTAACGTATGGGCGTTTCTATTGTGGGTCAAACGTCATAAGTCAATCAATCACGACGGAAGAGGTGTTGTAATGGGTGGGTCAAGCAAGCCACAATCAAGAACGCCTGTATCGTCGCCTATTGATTTACAGGCGAATAACGTCGCACGGATCCTTGAAGTCATTTCAGAGGGCGAAATAAAAGGCTTGGTCAACGGCTTAAACAGCGTCTATTTTAACGACACATCGTTACAAAACGCCAATGGGAGCTTCAACTTTCAGGGGGTAGAGTTTCAATCACGGCTGGGCGAAACAGACCAAACCGAAATACAAGGCTTTGGCGGTGTGGAAAGCTTGGTGAGTGTAGGCGTTAAGGTATTGCAAGCCTCCCCTGTGATTCGCACCATTACAAACCCCGATGCCGATTATGTGCGTATCAAAATCGCCGTGCCTGCCTTGCAATTTCAAGACACAAGCACTGGTGATGTATTGAGGCAGAGCGTCGCCTTTAAAATCGAAGTCAACGAGAGCGAGACAGGCTATAAGCAGTTTGGGCGTGTGTGGCAACGCATCAACCAAACGGCTGGTCAATGGTTGACATCTAGCACCGCTAGGGGCTTTAGAGTGGTGCTTACCAAGCGTGTTGATAGCCCTAGCCAAGATTACTTTTTAGACAATATAGAAACGCCGTCATTGGTTTATAAGCTCATGCCTAGTGGCTCAAATGTTACTGAAAATTATAGCATTGAACCGACAGGATACACGGTTTATAATCCGACGCAAGGCTACAACGGCACGGTCAATTTCATTAGCCAAAATCTTAAAATGGAAAGTGGGGGGATCTCCACAAAATCACAATACGGCTTATGGTACAAATTGGATGATGAAATTATAGGGCTTGCACAAGGGCAGTATCGCATCACCCCCCCTAGTGGTTGGACGGTATCAGAGATTTACGAACTGGTCAACAAGGACACCGTTATTTCAGGACGTACCGCATCAACCTATGAGCGTGAATACTTGGTATTGCTCCCTAAAGACAATGGAGGCAGTCCGTGGGATATAAAGGTGACAAGGGTAACAGAAGACAGTAACAGCCCCTACTTGCAAAACGATTTATATTGGTCAGCGTATGCCGAAGGCGTGGAAACCAAGCTCACCTATGCGAATAGAGCCATTGCAGGCATTAAGATTGACGCTTCCCTATTTGGCAATAACCTTCCTAAGCGTGGCTATTTAATCGACGGCGTAAAGGTTAAAATCCCAATCACTTACGACCCGATTACACGGCTTTATGACGAGCCACTAGGCTATTGGAACGGCACGTTTCAAACCGCTTGGACGAATAACCCTGTATGGGTGCTTTATGACATCCTCACAAACCAGCGGTATGGTGGCGGTCATTTTATCAGTGCGTCACAGATCGACAAGTACAGCTTTTACGAGGTGGCAAAATACTGCGATGAGCTGGTGCCTGTAGCAGGGCGTAGAGCCATGGAGCCACGCTACACGTTTAATTACTGGTTTGCGAATAACGAGAGCTTTTACGATATTGTCAACAAGGTGGCATCCGTCTTTCATGGCATGGTTTACAGTGCCAACGATGTTATTATTCTAACGGCGGATATGCCGAAAGACCCTGTAGCGGTGTTCTCACAGGCAAACGTCGTTAATTCGGACGGTGTGACGTTTCAGTATGCCACGGCATCCGTTGACACTACGTCGAGTGTGGCTCAAGTGCGGTGGAACGATCCTAGCAATCTATACGAGCAGGCAACCGTTACCGTTGAAGATCCTTATTTGATTGAACTTTTTGGCTATCAACAAGCCAGCGTCGCTTCTATTGGGTGTACATCTGAAGGACAAGCCCGACGCTATGGGGCTTGGTTGTTAGACACTCAAAAGAATCAGTATCAAACCGTGGGCTTCACCACTGGTTTAGAGGGTGCAGAGATAACCATTGGGGACGTTATCGGGATCTACGACCCCAGTTTTCAAACCCTGCGTCAAAGTGGACGTTTAAAAGCTTTTTATGACGACATAGGCTCAACAGGTTATGAAGGAATCCGTTTAGACAGCAATGTGTTCTTTGACGCCTTGCAGACTTACACCATGTACGTTATGATGCGTGACGGCTCACTAAGGGAGCGTGTTATCAAGCCGTGTAATCAAAACGGCGTTGTTACTTATGGCAATGTGCAATATATCCGCTTTGATACCCCCTTAACCGTTAGTGTAGGGGATGAACCCGACCTAGACGACAACACGCCTGCGTTACATAGCATTTGGGGGGTTAATGCGTCAAACCTTGCCCCTCGAGAGTTCTACGTCATTGGCAAAAGAGAGCTTACGGATCAAGAAAAGTTCCAGTATGAAATATCCGCCATTGAGTACGACCGCACCAAGTACGACCGCATCGAGCGTGGCATCGTCACAGGCAAAACACCGACAACCTTAATCGGTCAGGAAGTTTACCTACATAGCAACTTAAAGGGCGTGGGTTTCTTTGAGAACTTAGACGGCGTGCGAGTGAAGCGTTTATTGCTTACATGGACGGCATCGCCCGATCGACGCATCACACGGTATGCGGTTTATTGGAAGCTTCCCACTAGCGAGAATTACACCTATGCAGGCGAGACCGCAAGCTCCGTCTATGATTTAGCCATTACCGACAATCTCCTTGATATTAGAGTGGATGCCATTCAAGCCACAGCCAGCGAAAACAGAGCCATGGGAAGCGTTACCGCTACGATTGACTTTGCGGAAAATAACCTAGCCCCTGCGAATGTGCAGAACTTCAACTACTCAATCGTTGGAGGGGATTTGATTTTTACATGGGATGCCGTTTTAGATAATGACTTAGACGGCTACGAGATCCGCTACACACCAAGCAAGGTAAGTACGGCGTGGGATTTAACGCCTTTCTTGACATTTACACAGAATACTACTTTAACAATTCCTTATCAAGACGGAACATTCTTTATTAAAGCAAAGGATTTTTACGGAGCCTATAGCACTATTGATGCAAGCCGTGTGACGTTCACGTCGCCCGATATTAACATTAACGTCGTGGAAACAATAGACGAGCATCCCACGTTTGCAGGCACAAAAACAGGGTGTATTGTAATTCCTGACGGCTTAATTATTGACGACCCCTTAGTGACGGATACCGCTTATTACGAGTTTGATAATTCAATCGACTTGGGCGATGTTTATGTTTCACGATTAACAGGCACTGTTGATTTTGTCATGGGCGATACCTCTTCATGGGTATCTTTCATGCCAAATATATCACTTGAGCCAACAATGGCAACAGTGGATAGCGACACAATCGCCGATGTCGTCGATTTCGCTTCTTTGTCTAGCGTTCTTGATGTCGGCTTCATTGAATACACGCAGGGGATGCTTGAGCTTCAAGTGGCAACATCCACCGATAACGTCTCATTTGGAGCGTGGTCAACCTTAAACGCAGGGGATTATGAAGCGAGGGCGTTTAGATTCCGCCTTGTGATGCGTTCATTCTTGCAGTCTAAAGTCCCTACGGTTACTACGTTAAGCGTCACTTGCGATATGCCCGACCGCTTAGAATCTGCCAATGCGGTAAATTTGCCAACAGGGACTAGCACCGTTACGTTTAGCGTACCGTTTAAGGCACGTCCTAACATTCAGGTTACGCCGTTAAACTTTCGAGCCAATGAATACTTAGAAATTACCAATGTCACAAGTTCATCCTTTGATGTCTATGTGCATCATGGCGGAGGTAGTCATACTCACTTAGTCGACTGGCTCGCACGAGGCTATGGAAAAGCTTTATAATTCAAAATAGGAGGTGTCATAAATGCCACAAGCAGATTATACCAATTCAGCGTCACAATCAGGAACGGATTTTACAGCGGATCAAAACGCTATCAATTTAGCCATTCAAACGCTTAATTCAGGTGCAACCGCTCCCACTGATTTAGAGGCGTTTATGGGGTGGGCGGATACCACCACGAACTTTTTTAAAACGAGGGACGCAGGAAACACCACTTGGTACACGCAGTTTCCTTTAAATAAAAACCTTTCCACTTATATTAACGAGTTGGTGCTGGTTCATGGTTTAGGTGGCACAGCTCCCTTAAAGAGTGGTGATGATTTAAACAGCGTCGACCAAACAGGCTTTTATCGGATCACGACAGGCACGACAAACAACACTTACGGCAACGGCTCCGTATTGGTTGTTAATCGTGGCAGTGGCGTTGTAGACCAGTTGATTTTAAGCATCACGGATTCAAAGCTTTACTTAAGAAACACCGCAAACAATGGCTCATTATGGACGCTTAAGGCGACAATAGGCAGTGAAGACACAATGGCACTCCCCAACGGATACCTGAACGCCCCTGTTCCCACCTACGATTCAGCTCAACCCAAGCGTGTCAACTTCAACGGAGCCTTAACCGCTCGAACTCAAGACAACACGGCAAACATCATCTTGAGTTCAGCCAGCCGAAACCTTGACCTTGCCACCAACGGAGCCAACGGACTCGCCGACGGCTTAACGGTTGCTAATAACACATGGTACTACGTCTACGCCTATTCAGGCGGTTATGTTGCTTCCACCACCAACGGAGCCAGCACCTTAACGATCGGCACAGTGGTTCAAAAGGTCGTGCAGTTGCCGTTGACGTTGAGAACCGACGGTTCTGCAAACATTCTGCCGTTTTATATGGTTTCTTGGGCGGGACGCAGTTCACATACACGTTATTCAACACAATTAAATGGGGCTACAGCAGGTTTAACTAGCAGTCCGACTTTAATCGGTTTAGTTTCAAGCGGTACTTATTCTGCGTTTTCACTTGCTTCTTTTGTCCCACCACCGTCAACAGTAGCCACGTTATTTGCCTATTCAAGAGGTGGCGGTGCTGGTCTTCTCCGAACAACAGGGACTACAAACGAATACATCTACGATTTAGGTGGGGGAGTACTGTCAAGAGAATTAACTGTCCTCACTAATAGCAGTCAAAGTATTGATGCACGAGTCACAAGCAGTGGGTTTGACCTAGCCGTTACAGGCTACACAATCAACTTATAAGGATTTCATTATGCCGTTTTACGCATTCACTAATTTTAATGAAGCCAACGCCACCTACACAGGCTTTCGCATGGTGGAAGCAGACTGGGAGCTAGGCGAGAATGAAACGCTGGTTGAAGCGGATTCCCTTGATGGTTACAGTGAGGCAATCCCCACTTTACCAAAGTCGCCACAAGACAAGCTCCGTGAACTTACAGCCCTTATTTCGACGCTTGATGACGAAACGCAAGCCGATTTCCTATCAGCATCGGCAGGCATTGCCACGGCGTTAAACGCTGGTCAAGTGGGGGTTGCTATTGTTGTGGTGAATCGCATTGACACGCAAGGCGACCCACAGCTTGACGCTTTGAAGCAAGCCGTTTTAGCGATACTGGAGGCTTAAATGTCTATTATCAACGTCCCAAACCATGATTTAAAGTTCTACCGTGGCGACACGGCGATTAGGACTGTGAAGATATGGGACGAAAGCGTTAAGCCCCGACAGCTTCAAGATTTAACAGGGGCAACGGCTTTGATGCAAGTAAGAGCCACGCCTTCATCCACAGGCTCTCCACTTTACACATTTACTACTACAATCGCTAGTAACATCATCACCTTGTCGATTCCACAGGCGGATTGGGGAGCGATTGACACCTTAATGGCAAGCGGTACGACTTCATTGGTGACAGAAATTGAGAACGACAAAGAAGTCACTTATTACAAAATCGGCGTGTACGATTTACAGCTCACCTATTCAAGCGGTGTCGTTGACACGCAATTTAAAGGGGATGTTTTAATCGAGAAGGATACTTCACGATGATTGTAGAAATCGCATTGAGCAACAAAACCCTTGAAGTGTCAGCCGATCGTAAAACGATTGAAGTCTTTACTGGTGGTGTAATTACTGGTGGCGGTGGTGGTGGTGGTGGAGCCACGAACTTGACTTACACGGCTTCACCAACGAATGGCATTGTGGCTTCAAGCACTGGCACGGATGCCACGATTCCCCTAGCCGACGGTACGAACGCAGGCTTGATGACGCCAGCCCATAAAACGAAGTTGGACGGCATCGCCACAGGGGCGACAGCAAACAACACGGACGCCTATTTGCTTGCAAGGGCGAATCATACAGGCACGCAAGCCGTGGGAACAATTACAGGGCTGGCTACCGTTGCCACAACTGGGGCATATTCAGACTTAACAGGTAAGCCCACGATTCCCACGTTGACAAGTCAACTTACAAATGACAGCGGTTTTTTAACGAGTAACGCCGTTTCAAGTGTGGCAGGTAAAACAGGTGTTGTAACGCTTGCTAAGGGGGACGTTGGACTTGGAAGCGTGGACAACACAAGCGATTTAAACAAGCCTATTTCAACAACGACTCAAACCGCTTTAAATGGGAAAGAGAATACCATAACTGCTGGGACAACAAATCAGTATTACAGAGGCGATAAGACATTCCAAACGCTTGATAAAAGTTCAGTTGGTTTAAGTAATGTTGACAATACAAGTGATGCCAATAAGCCAGTTAGTACAGCTACACAGACCGCTTTAAATGCTAAACAGAACACGTTAGTAAGTGGAACAAACATTAAAACAATTAACACACAAAGTATACTAGGAAGTGGTGACATTACAATCGGTGGGTCTGCTACTTGGGGATCTATTACAGGCACTTTATCAACTCAAACAGATTTACAAACGGCATTAAATGCCAAACAGAATACAATTACAACTGGGACAATAAGTCAGTATTTTAGAGGTGATTTAAGTCTTGCTACCTTGGATAAAACAGCAGTAGGACTAGGTAATGTTGCGAACGTGGACACAACGACGACTGCTAACATTACGGATTCAAGTAATAAGCGTTTTATAACGGATGCACAGGAAACCGTTTTGGGCAACACAAGTGGAACAAATACAGGCGATAATGCAGTCAATAGTCTTTATTCGGGTTTAGCATCTTCTAAAGAAAATACCATAACCGCAGGCACGACGAGTCAATACTGGAGAGGCGACAAGACCTTTCAGACCCTTGATAAAACAGCGGTAGGGTTGAATAACGTAGACAACACAACCGATTTAAACAAACCTATTTCAACAGCGACTCAAACGGCTTTAAATGCGAAGCAAAACACAATTACCAACTCTGATTCGATAACACAGGGGGTAACAAATCTTTTCTTAACGTCAGCCGAACGCACTAAATTAAGCAATACTAGCGGTACGAACACAGGTGACAATGCTACGAACACAACATCTAACACTTACGCAGACGGCAAAGTGGCGGATGCTATAACAGACGGTGTTACAACAATCGCCCCTTCACAAAATGCCGTGTTTGATGCTTTGGCAGGGAAACTCGGAACAGCTCTTACTTCTGCAAATATCTTAGTGGGTAATGGATCTAACGTGGCGACGGCAGTTGCTATGTCGGGGGATGCTACTCTTTCAAACACAGGCGTATTGACGATTGCTAATAATGCGGTAACGCTTGCGGACATGGCACAAGTAGCCACTGCTACAGTGTTGGGGCGTAATACGGCTGGAACTGGCAATGTAGAGGCTATACCCAACGCTACGCTGAAAACAGCCTTGTCGCTAGATAGAGCGTCAAACATAACAGTTTTTACATCGACTTCTGCTCCCACTGCTGGAGACGGAGCAAACGGTGATGTATGGATTCAATTTACCCCATAGGAGGGCATTATGACAGCATTACAAACACGAATACAAGAACCTGACTTAGTCAATCTAGCTGATTGGGAGGTGGCGGATATTTTAAACACGCCAGACCCCAATCTACCTCCTACTTATGGCTCTATTCTAAACGCCGATGTGATGAGGCTTCTCATTGCTTTTAACGTGTGGGCAAGCATTGTAGACAAGTCTCAAAACAGTCAAAATGCCAATGAAAAAGCGTTGTGTCGAAACATTGTGGATTCTGTTTCTGTAAGAGATTATACCTTCGATTTAACAGATTCTGAAATTAGAACACCATTTGAAACGATGTTAAGCGGTGCGGTTTCTGCTGAACTTTTAACACAAGAACAAGGTGCATTTATTTCAGCAAAAGCCTATCGCCTGCAATCGTGGGCGGAATATAACAATGTGGAAGTGACAGCTCGAACAGTTGGAATCGCACGAGGAGGAATTGCATAATGGCAATAGCAAAATGGTCAACACCCAGCACACGTTCAAGTAACTTTGCAGGCACAGCTTTTAATTCTATAGTCAATGGCTCTGAAAGTGCTACGGTAACATACGATAATAGTACCAATAGAAACCTTTACGGTGCAATAACTCTAAAATTAGGCAGTATTACCCCTTCTGCTGGGGGTTCTGTCACACTTAGGGTTGTAGTAAGCGACGGAACCGATACGTCTAATACAATTGGTGGGGATTTATATGCCATTCCTTTAACATCAGGAGCTAGTGCGAAAATAAACATACTCCCTTTTATTAGATTATATCCTTTATCTATGCGATTTTCTTTAATAAACAATTCAGGTGTTTCACTAAACGCCAGCGGTAATGAAATCTATGTTACGCCATATAATGAGGATGTCAGCTAATGCCCCGTGGTTTTAACACATACGATGAAGCACGACTACAGGGGCGATTGTGGACACCAAACCCTGAAATAATACGAAGGGGTCTAAACTTAGACGCACAAAAAAACATTACGGTTGCTAGCGGTGCGGTTTCACAATGGAATGATTCTGATGGACTTTGGTCGTTTACTCAATCAACTGCTGGGCTTCGCCCTGCTTATCAAGCAGGGGGGTGGAATAACACCCCTTCTGTTGGGTTTACAGCCTCAACTCAACGCTTAGTAGGCACTGCTTCTTTTACACCCCTTGTCACCACTACGGCATTTACAGCGTTTGCGGTAATCAATCAAACAGCAACAGGGTGGTTTTTTGAACATGGAACCACTACCCCTACGGCTAGAACAGGATTAGTTGTTATTGGAGCCGATTTGTTAGCGGTTTTAAACGGTCAGACTATAGGCACAACGATTGCAACAAACACAAATTATATAATTGTATGGAGATTTGACGGCAACGCCTCAACAAAATCAATACTGCGTGTAAATGGTGTGCTAGCCGCTTCAGGAGGAATCACAGCAACGACCACAACAAGCACAGGTGCTTTGTTTGTTGGATTTGGTCCAGACCCGAATACTTTTATAGGTAGAATGCGAGACCTTTTAATTTTGCCTTATGCCGCAACCGATAGGCAAATTGAGTTAATGGAAGGATATTTATATTGGAAAAACGGTCGGCTTATTGAAACACCACCCGCCTCGCATCCCTTCCGTAACCGCCCACCACTAATAGGAGACTAAGCCATGGTCTTACGGATTCGCACACCCTTATTGGCTCCTACTGGCACACCGCCAGCCCCAAAAGTCTTCGTCAAGGATGCTGGGGTGTGGAAGCAAGCCCTTACGATTAGGGTGAAAGATGCTGGAACGTGGAAAGATAATATCAGCATTAAAGTCAAAAATGCTGGTACATGGAGGAATGTTTAATGGATCTGTCTAAATTGTTTTCATCAATGGACTTGGCACAATGCCTTTTAACCCTAGCCACCGTTGCATTATGGGTGCGTGTTGACAAGCAACGTGTCGATTGCCTCAAGGAGAGTAAGGAATACCTGCTTGAACTCGTCTCTGTGAAATCAGAATTGAATTACCTTAAAGGATTGCTACAAGGGAAAAGCCATATGGAAGGAGTCCACCATGCGGAAATTAAAGTCCACGATACGCCTTAGCCTGCTATGCTTAATTGCGTGGCTCGACGGCTTGATGCTCATTGTTTACGATAATTGCGAAGTTGAAGACGTAGAGCCAAAAGCGATAGATTATATTACTCTCGACAGAGAGATGTTAGAAGATACGTTACTGAATCAGGAGGATTAGATTATGTCTTGGTCAGATAGATTAAAACAAGAGAAAACGGATCTTGAAGAAAAGCTTATTGCTTTAAATAAGGCGTTGAAATCGCCACACGAAAGCATTTCACTAGAGCAACTTGCTCTTTTGGAAGAGCAATCAGAAGCAATGCAAACGTATTTAGATATTTTGGTAGAACGTTTATCGTTAATAGAAAGTGAGGACTAGATTATGTCGTTTATTGACTGGATTAAAGGTTTTGTTGGCAAGGTCAAGCAAGGGCTTGAAACATCAAGAGCCAAGGCGATTATGGCGATTATTGTTGACATCGTGCGTGACCTTATCGACAAAAACGATGACGGCAAGATAAGCGTCGATGAGGTATTGGCGTTGATTCCTGTGCCAATTCAAGCGAAAGTGCCTGTGATTATACTTCGTAACATTATTGGTGCGACAATCCCTCAAGTGGTGGCACTTCAAAAATCGCTTGAAGATGATAAAGCTTAGTGTGAGTGTTAATTGCAAAAGAGAGAAAAGCAAAGTAGGGGCTTCCCCATAGCCCCTTTTCTTTAGGAGGACGTTATGCCGTTTTTTGTATGGCTAGGAGCGATGATTCTTGTGTTGATTTTGAAGGTCTGTGTTGATAGGCAGGTTGACAAAATGAATGCACAGGCAACTCCTCGAGAAAGTCGAGTAGTTCAACGTACGCCACGCCCTCGCTATTGGGTTGAGGGCAACACGGTTCACAAGTATGAAGGGACTCCACAATGAACGCTAAAAACCTACTCACCGTAGCATCCGCCTTTTCGCTCATCAAGTCGAAGGATTACGACCTGCTGGCGAAGCGAAACATCACGACCAACTTCACATGGCGTGAAGTGTTTGGGAGTATTCAGCCGAACGAGTGGAAAGAAGTCACCCTCAAGATGCTTCAAAACGCCTACCTTATGGCGTTGGAAATGGAGAAGGCTAGGGCGTATTGGAAACGCCCCATGCGTGTCACATCGTGGTTGCGTGTGCCTTCTCACAACGAACGTATTGGTGGACACCCTAACTCGTGGCACATGACAGGGCTAGCGGTGGACTGGCAGTTTACAGATGGCTCTCTCCCCACGGTTGCGGAGTATAAGAAGTACCGTATCTTTTGGAACGGTGGCTTAGGTATCAACCGTGCCAAGGGATTCGTTCACAATGACAAGGGAGCGGATCGGGACGTGCCTTATTAGGCGACGAGCGGACGTGGGCGTATTAAACAAAAACGCACCCTTTTCTACATCGTTGAGAGGTCGGGTGCGTGCGTTGCTTTTATTATATCATACTGGTGGCAATAGTAAATAATGCGTAGCAAAATCTACCGCTAAATCATCGTAAACGACGCTTGCACCATTCTTTATTTCAATGCAGAGTCGTGGCACAATAAGTAATTTATTCTTTTTGACAACCTTCCCAACAAAGTAAAACTTGCCTTCTGAAAACAAAACAAGTGTTTGATTTAGAGGGATGTCTTTTTTGTCTTTAATGCGTTGCCAATTCATCACTCACCGCCTTTCTTGTCACTCATAAACATCCCCCAAAACTGGAGCATTCCTAGCCCCACAAGAAGCCATAATGTAGGATGTGCGGTCATGTAGTACCCACACCATGAACCAAGCAAACGTGCAAAACAGGCAACGGTTATGCAAAAGAATAACAATGCTATAAACTTGGCAATCTTAGTAAGTATACTCACCCTTCACCGCCTTTCTTTAGATCTTTAATGATTTTGTCAAGACTCGCTTCGGTAGAATGAAAGCCTTGTGCCAGTTGTTCTTTTAGGGCTTTTAACAAGACGCACGGCAGGACTATTAGTATTTGTGCAAGCATCCACATAGCCACCAATAGGAACTTCCACACAATGCGAAAAAATTGCGAAACCTTACTCATCACTCACCGCCTTTCTTATGTTTAAACGCCCATTGACGCTTTAATTCAGCAAGGCGTTCGGGCTTAGTATATTCAGGGGCAAGATCGAACACAGAAATTACTTTCCCACACTCGAATACATACCAATCACAAACCCAAGATTCATCATTTGCACCGTTTCGATATCTAGTGAGTTTGCTTTTTTGGTAAATCTTACCTGTCTGAATATCTTTGAGGCTATCCGCCGACAAAAGCCTAGAAATGTGTTCTTGTTGATCCAGTGTTGCTCCCCAGTACATCACGCTTCACCGCCTTTCAATACTTCAATCTGCATTAAAGTTTCTTTATATTGCGTATCAGTCAATGTCTTGCTGGTGCAAGTAATTTGATGTACTTGTGGGTGATGGATTGTTTGGGGGCTAGGTGTAGTCACTATAAGCTGTTTTTCTTCTAGCGTTACATGGTCAAGGTTTAACCAAAATGGGGGTTTGCCAAAGTCCTTTATGTAAATAGCTTTCATAACACCACCCCTCCACCGCCTTTCAATCGTGCCACCAGCTCGGAGCCTAGGGAGCAGTAACGCCATTCTTGACTAAAGGTAGGCACTATGCCCCCAAGTGCGATTATTCGACCCCCCATAGAAAACCCCATAATTTGCTCGTCACTTGTGATGACTGTGAGAGCTGTTAAATCCTTAAGCTTCCAGTTTTCTAATAAGGTCGTTAATTTCTCCACATTCTTCGTTGGGAAACCGTGCCTCTCCAGTATTTCGGTGATTATTTCTTGCATTTGTCACATTCCTTTGGTGTATTTTCCATAGTGCATAAATGTATAATTAAAGGACGAACTGCTTTACTAAACTCATCAGAAAGGTCAAAATCCCTACCGCATCGTTTAACCGATTCTAACCTCATCAAGCCACACCAGTTTCCCCCAATCGTGATGGTGTACTTAACAGGCTTCTCTTTCGGCTTAAACCATTTCTTTAAAAACTCAAACATGGCTCACCTCCTGCGGTGGTTCAAATGGCATCCAGTGGGTATAGTCTTCAATATCCTCTATGATTTCTTGAGTCTTAAAATCCCGCCATTCACAATCTGTAAAACAGCTTCCAAACTCAAGGCTCCATACCGCAACAATACCGTTTCTTATGCCTTTTCGCCATAGGATTACAGGCTTGTTATTTTCTATAAGTGGATAATGCTCCACAGGTCGCCAGACTTGGATTGTGCCGTCTAGGACGCAATCTACGGCATCGGCTAAATTATAACGAAAGTTAGACTCTATGTTATAAAGATCCTCCCAGCCATCACCATCAAAATCACCTTCAGGATGTTGTTCACACGGAAAGGTGTACCAGCCTTTATTCGCCCACGCTTGGAGCTGTTTCATTAGTTTAGTCATTTGGATTGTCCTTTCCTGTCAATAATTCAAAATAACGCTTTAGTAAAAGAGGGGATTGCTTTTTATTGTAGCCAATATCCCCACATGTCGACTTGTAGTTAGGATGCCTGTGAGTATAGGAAAGCAAGTATTGAGCATCTATACTTACCGCAAACTGGTGTAGATTCTGCCTCCAATCAAATCCCAAGCAACCGTCAGGCTCGGGGCAAAGTTCAGGGTAAGGTAATTCAGGGTAAAGTTCCATAACCCGCTTAATAAACTCCTTTGCCAAGCGTACAGAGGTTTCGTTCAGGGGTAATGCACCGTAGCCGTCCCAATCAGGGAAGCTACAGGCTTGCTTGATTTCTTCCAGTTGCTCTTGGAAGTTAGGCATCTTTCAGCACTCCTTCCGTTGTAAAGCCTAGCAACACCTGCAAGGCGAGGGGGCAATCGGCTTGGATGTAGTCGCCGATTTTTAGAGTTATCTGTGAACAGTTGAGGAGAGGTCGAAAAGCATAGGTCTCCACCATGGATTCGAGGCAAAAGAGTTCAGTTGTTTGGATTCCGTGCATACTCTCCTGAACATGTAGATACTTACCGCCACGATTTCGATCCATAGCCTCCAGCACCGCCTGCGTCACCTTGATAGGCTGATTCAGGGCTTGGGATAGTTGCCAAATTATATTTCTGTAGGCTACAGAAGCATCATAGTAAGTATCCACTACGCCGATTTTTTCATTCAAAAAATACATAAAATAATGGTCATCGCTTAATATCGTGTCAAAAGCTTCAGAGTTCAAATCTATAGCCTCAAACGGCTTACCATCATTCACCACCACTGGGTGGGTAATTGTAACTGGTCTAAACATCTTTCGTTTCCTTTCTTACGCCTTCAAGCGTGAACTGGCGGAGGTAGTCTGCTGTTTTGGGGTCGTCTTTGTCTGCAATAATACGTAGCTTATAGCCGTCTTTTTGGGCAAAGTTATTTAATAGATATTCTCGTCCACCTAATGATTTTTCACGTCCTTTTCCGCAAACAGAAATATAGTCAAGATTAGCATACTCAACATTTGTTTCAGTAATACTAATTTTAAAAATTGTTTTTACAACGGCTTCACCCAATTTACGACACGCCTTTGTACGTTGCCCTGTGTAGAGCTGTAGTGTATCCCCCACTTTGAAACGGTTCGTCTGTCGTATGGTCTGCGTCTTTTTACCACTGGCAACCAAGTCCGCAAACTTGGCTTTAAAGTTAATGGCTATCATCACTCACCGCCTTTCAATCGTACCACCAGCTCGGAGCCTAGGGAGCAGTAACGCCATTCTTGACTAAAGGTAGGCACTATGCCCCCAAGTGCGATTATGCGATTCCCCATAGAAAATCCCATAATTTGCTTGTCGCTTGTGATGACGGTGAGAGCTGTTAAATCCTTAAGTTTCCAATTTTCTAATAAGGTCGTTAATTTCTCCACATTCTTCGTAGGGAAGCCGTGAATTTCCAGTATTTCGGTTATGATTTCTTGCATTTTAGTTGCCTTTCTTATCTTCAAATGTAAACGTGCCGTCGTCAGAGTTCCATGTTTCATTTAGAACGTGTTGCAAAATGTCGTCATGGTTTTGTGGCGTATGTGTGCCTTGGGTGTAATAAATCCAATCGTGCTTAATTTCCACTTTCTTCTCTTTCGGCTTTAACCACTTCTTTAAAAACTCAAGCATGGCTCACCTCCTGCGGTGGTTGCGGCAAGGGACGCCAATAAGAAAAAACAATTGCTTTTTTCTTGATCGGACACCTTCAACTAAATAAGTAGGCATCATTCTTTCCCTTTCTCTTTTTCTTCGTTATTAAAATAATCGTTTATATTTTTAAGGTGGTGGACTGTATCCTCAAAGGCGTGCATGGCGTGTCTGTGATGTTTAAATACAGGACGAAGTGGTCTTGTAGGATCCATAGGCACACCGTCCCATGCAATGCTTGTATTCAATAGCCCCTTGCCGTTCTCTGTTTTTGTGGAAACTCGAAAAACGACTTGACCGTAATCCTTGCCACGCTGTGTTCCTGTAATCACCCACCCTGCACCATAGCCGATAATCATGTAGCCGATAATCAAGCACACCGTGCCGTTTTGCCACAACATCGTTCCGAACTCGTACAACCAGTTAAACATCATTTTTTCCACTTTCTTACTGATTTAGGGACTACTGATTTTCGTGACATTGTTGTCGGTGACTTCTCTTCCTGCAGTCCAAACGAAAGAGACTTCTCAAACTCTGCAACAATCCGCTTGGTGTGTGCATCGGCTTTCTTCGCCTCGTGAAGCTCTAGGGCTTCTAGGACGATGCCTAGGACATCTTGGCGTGTTAGGGGTGTGGTCACGGCTTCACCTCACTCATACCAAATGGTTCATAAGGATT